CGAAGAGTGGAGCGAAGGTTACTAAAGTCATCAGCACTATTGCTAAAGGCTGTAAAGATTCACAAACTATCTTTTCAAGCATGGATGATGTTCATAGCTCAGTATCAACTGCTATGAAGATGATTTTTGATCGAGAATCGTTACACATGAAGGAAGCTCTTGTTGAACAGATTCGAGTTTGTACTTCACAGGTCGACGCTTTCGACCTTAAGATTGAACAACAACAGATTCGTATCCTCGATGACCCATCGGAATGGAATGATATACAAGAGACTTTTAAGAGCATTTGCGACATCTATGACTCCTTCGCTTTGTGCAAAGAAAATATTGCACAGATGACAACACTCTACATCACACTTCAGAAGAAATATGTAGATGTTAAGAAGCGATATGACTTGCTTAAGGCAACAAGCACTGTCAGACAGGAACCAGTTTGCCTTTGGCTCTATGGAGAACCAGGTGTTGGCAAATCTCATTTTGCAAGCTACATCGTCCAATGCCTGTCAAAACTTGAAGGACGGAAGCTGAGTGTTTACACTCGTAATGCTACAGATCAGTACTGTAGTGGCTACGCTGGACAAGATGTCTTCATTTATGATGACTTCGCTTCGAGTAATGACGGTAATGACATTAAGGAGTTTGTTAACATGAAATCAAGTGCAAGTTACAGTCTCAACATGGCAGGTTTAGAGGAAAAAGGACGCAAATTTGTCTCTCGCTATATCATTGTTTGCACGAACATATCTGGGATTAACTCCACAGAACACTTGCAGACACCTGATTGCATTGACAGACGCCGCGATCTTCTCATCCTTGTCAAAGATGATGCTGCTGTTGCAGAGCGCGCAGCAGGACATGCCAGACCTGTGTCAGATTACGATCCTCAGTTCGGACACCTTGAACTTTATCGTTTCAATCCCATCAAGCGAGCGAATGAGGCAAATTATATTGCATGGCGTAATCCTCGTATTACTCCACATCGTCTCGTTTACGAGATGAAAGTGTATGAGGGTGGATACAAAGCTGCGTATGAGGTGTACTTGTCACGTGAACTTGAACCTGTGGGTGACATCGACTTTGATGAGATCGAATTGGACGATGATACAACACCAATCGGACCAGACATAGCCAACCTGCAGATCAATCGACCAGTGCATGTAGGTAGACCACAGAGGGTTCAACAACCACATCAACCCAACCGTCGACCACCGATGCAGTTTCGTCGTCAAGAACAGAATGCATGGCTCCAATTTGCTAATCGTGAACAAGAACATTACGAATATGAGGCGAATTACACGACATATGCCAAGAGTTTCTTGATTATGGGACCACCTGGACTTGGAAAGACCTGTTTTCTCACTGCACTACGTGATTCTGGTTGTACTCTTGATTTCATCGATGAGTTTACTGACAGTTCCAAAGCCGCAGATGCAATGAAACGAGTTTGGGATGCATATGAAGATCAGACATGTGAACCAGTTGTTTTGGTCTGTAATGAAACCAATCTCACAAAAGAGTTCTTCATTGAAGTTAAGAAAGACAGAACTGCATTTTTCAGACGATGCATTATTTTCCGTTTTGACACTGCAATCATGGCTAAATGGAAAACACACGCAAATTCAGCTTTGGATTATGATCGTGATATTGTCTATACACGGACTGAGATCGAAAATACTCAGACTTCGAAGAAGAAGACATCTATCATCGAGATGATCAATGAAATCAATGGCGAGAAACGTGAGAAGTCCGTTCGTTGTGATGTCAGAACACAATTGGATGTTTATGATCGACAACTTCCAGATGACATTTTTAACATGATGTGCAGTCAGAAGGAACTCAAGAAGATGGGTCTCATGGGAATTATGTCACGATATGTCAACGGTGATTTCGAAGAAATCGCTAATTTCGACATTACAACAAAGTTCCAGATCATCAAGATACTGAAAGAATTCAGATCTCTTGTGAACACTGACCTTCCAGAAGCATTGGTCATGGCGAACGCAAAGAGAGTGAAAACTGATTTGAAAATTTCGGTTCTGATTCACTTCACAGACGCAGACTATGTTTTTGAGACGACAAGTGGTGTTTGTGAATTCTTCATCATTCTAGACACACCTGTCCTTGAGCACATTACGAATCGTGCCATGGTCATCAAGAAGGAGAGAGCTACAGACATGACTGGGAAGCAAATCATCATGGAGGTTGTTGATGGAATTTTCTATGTGTTCAAGTTGGCTCTTGGACTTGGATGTTCAATACAGAGCCTCGTTAATACACATCAGTAGACTCATCCTGACCGACATGGATGGTGCGGAAAGAACGAGCAAGTCTGGGAGAGTTGGGGTTCGGATATGGACGAAGAGGATCCTATGCCTGACTATGTGAAGCCAAAGAGAGTCGCCAAATCAACTAGATCTGTGACACGAGCAATGGACTATTGTAAAACGTGTCACTCTTCGTCTTGTGAACATTGCTTTGCGCTTGTCACTGAGTCTAATGAAGAGCGTGTTCGCAAACGGGATCCAACTCTCGAGCGACTCGCTTCTCTTCTTCCTCCGCTTCAAGACGAAAGGAAGAGTGGAGCACAGCGACGTGCAGCACAAGCAGCTCGGAATGCAGGCAGTCGGAAAGATCAGACAGAAATCACTTCTTTCAAACCAACCGCTATCGCACCTGCCTCCTTGTATACATCTGGAGGAGGATTGGTCACTTCTGTAGGTGATGGAGCACCAAGAATGTCACAGATTCCAATACATTTTGCAGATACACAACTCAATCAGAGCGTCCAACAAGAAGTCCCATTGATAGCTGAAGCCATGACAGATCCTGCCGCATCTGATGTGATGCGGATGGCTGCAGCTAATACAGTATTTATTGGAACCCCCGAAAGCTTAAAAGCCCGTGGTCTCATGATCGCTGGGCGTTTGGGGGTTACAAATTCTCATACTGTTGGGAACTTGGACGTGGGTGAGATTTTTGATCTGTTCACCCAATCTGGAGAGAGATATAAGGCAAAAGTCATGATCTGTGAAACTAAACGTGATATTGTTGTCTTTTCCATCGTAGACAAACAAAGCCCACAGTTCAGGAGCATCGTTCGACACATTGCGAGACGCATTGACTCAAAGGAGAGAGCAAGTCACACTGGATGGGTTTGTATAACCCACCCTGATCGAACGACACATGTGACGAACATTGTGTTTGATGATTGCAAGACAGTTGATGTTGCTGGGGTTGAACGCTATGGCCAACGCTATCATGGCCATGCAACTGGCGTTTCATACCAACATGCATCAATCAACACAAAGAAAGGCGATTGCGGTTCCGTTGTCATGCTCACTGATCCAACTCGAGTTCGTAAGATTATTGCACTTCATGCTGCAGCAAGCCAACGAACGGGTATCGGGGCATTGATTTATGCGGAGGAGATCGAAGAGCTCATAGCAAGTGCGGAGACGTATCAACAACAAGCAGTTACCGAAGACATTCGCATTCTCAAACATCAGAAGATTGCACCAATTGAACCACATGTCCATGGAGAATATCTGATTGTCGGTGTACCGTATGATGATTCAACCTCACAAATCATCAAGCAGTACCAGAGCACCAAGACCCGTTATTGGAAGAGTCCGTTGGCGAAGGAGGAAACAGAGTTTGAGCCTGTAGTTTTAGACTGCAGAGATCCTCGGCCAGAAGTTGACGGATTCATGCCATACGAGAATGGTATGGAGAAATTCAATCATCGACAAGCAGACATGGATGAACAGCTTCTCAACAAGGCTGTTGATGATGTTGGTGACTATCTCGCGACAGTTATCCGCAATGAAGATGTCCGTGTGCGTGTGCTGACAAAGACTGAAGCTGTGAATGGTGTGTCGTGGATAGGGTCAAGTAATCCGATCCAGCGTGACACATCAGCTGGATATCCGTGGAAACATTTTGGAAGTGTTGATGCCAAGAAAGAAGCCTACCTCGAGTTCGATCAGACAAAGCAGATTTGGGTTCTCAGGAAAGATGAGAAGGGCCAGATGCTTAACCTTGCAGTGGACCAATTGATTGAGTGCGCCCGTCATGGGATTCGAACAGCCTCAGTTAATTGTGGAACCCTCAAGGATGAGCCAAGAAAGCTCAAGAGGATCTACAAGGAACCAGGGACTCGAATCTTTTGGGGTGCTCCAGTTGATAAAGTACTTGCAGATCGAATGTACTTCCACGCCGCTGTTGCTGCTCTTTCTGAGACACACGAACGACATCCTATCAAGATCGGAATCAATCCACTCGGACAAGGTTTTCATCTCCTTTACAATTGGCACTCACGAGTCTCAAATGTTGGTTTTGATATCGACATGACAAATTTTGACTCAACTGTGCCATTGACGGTTATGGAGAAGGTACCACGTGTGTGGAACAAGATCTACAGGATCAATGACCCGAACTGGAAACCGGAAGATGACATCATCAGGAACACGCTACACAAGTCAGTTCAACGACCACTCGTGTTGTATCGTGATTGTGTTGCTGTGTTGCCAGGGGGCAACCCATCAGGACAGCCAATGACCGGATCAGACAATAGTATCGTCCATTTCATCTACGATTACTATGTGTGGATGAGGAGATGTGAGATTGAGCATGAGCCAAAGATGGCAAACTTCGATCAATTCATGCGCCACGTTGCGTCATCCTTTTACGGTGACGATGGGATGAGTACTGTTGCGCTCGGTGCACAACACATTTTCAATCCCCGTGGATACATCGAAGTCTGTGCCGAGTTTGGAGTTGTGTGTACACCAGCTGACAAGACTGATGCGAAGAGTGTGAAGTTCCGGAAGCTGCATGAGCTCGAATTCTTGAAGAGGAATTTCAAGAAAGCAACTCTGCCCAACGGAAAAGAGTCACACTATTGGTGCGGTGCTCTGCTCGAGTCAAGTTTTGACAAGATGTTGAGTTTGGTTCTCACGAACAAACCTCACGACTTCTGGAGGGAACCAGAAGCAGTCAGATTTGACACGTGCACGATTGTTGGAACTCTGGACATGGCACTCATCGAAGCAGTCAATCATGGAATTGATTTCTGGGAGGAGATGCGCAACCACCTCATGAAGTGTTGCGTGGATGCCGGAATCAAACATCAGAAATGGCTGTCCTACACCGCATGTTTCAACATCGTGTGGGGAACTGATCTATCCGAGGATTCTCAGGCGACATATGAAATTGAGAGATTCAAGTTCGAAAGTATGTCCCAACCAGCTGTTGTCGGAGATGGCGAGACCCCAATGCACACTCATGGACCAGGAGAGGGACCAGCAACTCCAATGGCACCAATCGAACAGAAGACAGAGAGCCTTAGTCGTTTCATCACTTCTGGCACAGGCGCGCCAGGAATGCTCCCTCGAGAACTCTATGACAAGGATATCGCCGTTGCATCCATCGCTTGGTCTTCCACTCAGAATGCTGGTACTATCATTTATGACCAGCCCATTTCACCTCGAGGTGCAAACGCGTATGTGCAATACTTTGCTGCACCTTACAATGCCTGGACTGGAGGACTCGTCTGGACTTTTACAATCGCTGGAACGGGTTTCAACGGTGGAAAGCTCGGATGTTGCAGAATGCCACCAAACTACAACATCAGCAACGCACACACACTCGCGGACATGACTGTGTTTCCTTATGACATCATTGACGTTAAGGAAGCTACCTCGGTGTCGAAGAAAGGAGTCGATGAGAAGAATATTCTATTCCACTGGAGGAATGAGGTCCTGGGATCAACGGAAGCAACTGGTGGCACATTTGTGGTTTTTGTGCTTGCACCACTTATTTCGTCGAATGGAGGCGTCACAGCTGTTAACATCGTCATTTTCAATCGTCCTGATGAGTCCTTTCGGGTGGCCCAACTCATGCCACTACCAAGTCTCACTGACGGACCTCCGACGTTGGCAGCCTTTCAAGAGTTCTTTCCTCCGGAACCACACGTCGTGCTTAGTCCTTACAACGATCAGCCAATCACCGAGATCGTTACGTACTCAGCATCCGCAACGCCCGTCCTGACGATGGGAATGTATGGACAAGTGCAAGGCGATGGAACGAATTTTGGACGAGCATATGCGCCGTGGTTTGGAGCGCCTCTCGCAGTTGGCAATCCTCTCCAAACACCACCAACGACGACGATAACAACGTGGGGTACGACGACACCGGACATCTCAAGACCAGTGACTTTGTTCACTCATGGAAATCCTGCGTCGAGACTGATCAACACGGCGGCGAATACTTGGACGTCTCCCATCACCAATCAGAACAACATCACGCAGAACACTACACTCAACATGTCGAGTGCTGCGTTGATGTATCCAACGCTGATTGCAGACGGAGCTGCTCAGTCCAGTCCATGCTACGTGGATCTTGACGTGAATGTTCAGATGACTGTCATTCCAGATCCGAACTTCACTCAGACAATAACACCCAGTCTGAATGAGAGCTTCGTCATGTTTCGATCACAGCCAGGAAGCTATCCGAATGGCTTGGGCAACGTTGATTCCACTCAGACGAGTGCCCAGATCGATGCGCTCACGTCGGGAAACGCGAAGGGATCACTCATTCCAGGACAAGCAATCCTCTTCACGGTCATTGACAAGGTGACGAATCTGCCGATTGGATACTTGAAGTTCAACTATCCAGGATACTTCACGACAAGTCCTCAGACGACAGTTGTCATCGGACCGTATTGGCAAAATCTCTATCTGCCAACGGAATTCATTGATATGACTACTCAGATACCAACGAGTACTCAGATCATTCAGAACTCACTTCTCGTGGGTTCAGCGAGGCGCCCGACCATCCCGAGACCAGCACTTGTGGATGAGGTCACGCGAAAGGTGTACGAAATGATGCAACAACAGGGCATCACGTACTCAACCCGTGGCAGACAAGATCTAGCCGCGGCGCCTCGACCGGGCTCTGCCTCTAATAGGCAGTAGTTCGGTCTTTTCGGGGGTTCGAACCGGGGCGTCTGATCGCGAACAGACAAGCCTCGGCGGCCCTCACCGGTGATATAGTGATCTTTCCCACTAATTGGGAATATTCACTCCGGAATATGAAATTGTGATTGAGATGGCAGAAGCAAGACATTTCGTTCCGCAGACATCATTCTGTCTTTTCGAGGTGGTTATTCAGTTCAAAGACAAGCCAGTCAAATTTGTAGTCTTCAACGGACTAACATACTGTGCTCTGAACCGAACCCAACTCGAACAGCTTCCAGAAGGAACGTACAAGGACCTGAGTTTTGCGATTCCAGCTTTCCTTGAGCCTGGGTGTACGAATCTCGTGACACTCAAGAAAATCAGTGGACCAATCATCAACTGCTGGCAGCAGTGGTTGAAAAACAACGGTGATTACAGTGAACCAGGATTTGGATCGAGAAAGGACGCACCCTATCAGCGTCCCACCCTCACATCAGTCTTCCATCATCCGGAAACGGATTTTGTGCCGGCTGCTGTTCAGAGCCCAAAGAACGGTACAGCCTTGGAGAGGGCATTCGACTCCGCTCTAGACTCGTTGATAAATATCACACTCGTCGAAGCGGCTGTTGCACATGCTGAGGACTATAAGGATCTAGCCAAGTGGGAAGAACTTGCGCGTAAGAGGATCCGTGATATCTGCTCGAAGGCAACCGATGACGAGGACCTGGTATAGATCTAGAGATCTACCAGTTGCCGACGCTCTTGATCCTGATTCTGCTCGTGATTTTGTAAATTCTCTAATCAATGCCGGCCGATTGCCAAGCCGGTCTAATTTCGGAGCTGCCGATCCACTCCCTGAACAACATTCTCAGGGATACTCATACACGAATCCGAATTCTTTCTTCGAAAATCCATCCGGGAATCGCTTTACTGGAACCACAAGACTACCGCGATTGGATAACACTCCATCTCAGATACCACGAAGTGCCTTCGCTAATGGTTTACGTCTCGACAGCTTTCCCAGAGGAGACTACGAAAGAACTATTAGAGGGCGCAATTCATCGCAGTGGATTAGCGACAGTGGAGAAGTCCGAGGACGGTCGGTACCAGATTTCAACGAAGAGCCCTATTCTATCGCATCCCTTTTCGACGAAACTCCGCCTGAAAATCAAGCTCGACCCAGTGCCGAGCCCACATCCAGAGATTCCAGACGCACTCCAACAGGACGGCCAATGGCAGCAGCTTTGGGAGCTGCAGCTATTCAAGGAGGTTCAAACCTCCTGGGTTCTGTTACAGGAGGCATCTTTGGTCTTCTTGGCGCCAGAGAACGAAACGCAGCTGTAGCTGAGCTAGCTGCTAGGGATAGGGAATTCAAGGAACGACAAGTGCTTCAAAGCCAGTCGTTCACTCGTGATTTGAGAGAAGATCAATACTCGCATGTGTCACAACAATCGGCACAGGAGTATAATCAGCAGCTTGGACTCGAATCAAATCGGAATGATTTACAACGAAACATGTTCGATTATCAGCTTGCTCAGAAGCAGGAAGCTCTCAAACAAGCCGGTCTTCCAGCTTATCTCGCACAGATGCCGGGCACAATGCCTGAGCCGCGAGTAAGTCAGAGGATGGTTGGTGGAAGGCTTTACACTTCTCAGCTTGCAGGTGATCCAACTACGTCTAGTTGGAATTCATCTCCTACGCAACAATTAATGGGATGGGGAAAGCTGCCTTCGCAATACTCATCTCTCATGTCGTAGCAATCTTAGAAATAAAAATTTTTGATTATTAACTGACTAACACGGGGCCACGGATACCACTCGCAAGAGTAAAATGGACTTGTAATCTCCGCTCGCGCAGAGAGAACTCGTTCAGGTGTCCAACGCCCCGTATAGGCGGGATCAGTAAACTGGTCCTTGTACAGCCACCAGCGCACCAAGTACAACCCACGAATCGACGCGGGCAATTCTTGTATATAGTTTTATTCCAATCACTTGTTATAATTCTTTAACTTACGTCGAGGTTCTTTCGGGTGGAGCAGAATTCTGCCCGCTGATTTTGTCCATAGCCCTGTTGAGGGTGGCGTAAGAGTGCAATCAGTTTTTAGTATTTTCTTTCTCGTATATTTTGATGCCTAATCAAATTGTATGCTTTGTTTTCGTATATCTATCAATCGTCTTTGTCGGAATCTATAGAGCTGTGCCCTTTTGCACATAAGCCCCATTACCCGACCTATCCTCTATGAACCACTTTACAATGTTCATAGTTCTTTTGATTTGTATATATGTTTTATTGATTCACTGTTTTAAATCCAACTAATTTGGATAGTGTATTGTGTGATTCATTGCTTAATTACATAACTCTTTGTTTATTATTAACCTTTTTGTCTATGTGATCTATGATTCTCCTGTCAATAGCCCGGTTTTTACTCTTTTTGTCCATAACTTTTTGTTTAACTAAAAAGCTGTAAACTTTATTTTAACACTTTATTATTTTATTTATGTGTTATTATTATTTTTTATT